TAAGCGTTAGCAGCGTTCAACGTGTCGGTGTCTTTCTGGTCAATAACCGCTGAGTTATATGTATATAAACTGGTCACGTCTAGCGCCATTTGATTGATTGCAGTCACATAGTCCGACAAGTTCACAGTGTCGGCCACGCCGCTCGGGGTCACACCACCCTCGACGAGTATCGCTTGTTGCATACCCCATATGTCGTTTATAGCGTCTAATATCCATGGCGTACCGTCACCGGCACCGGGTGAAGATACATTCCGGGCTGAACCGTATGGATAGTTACCGCTCGCTGGTGTGGTTTGAGTGGGCCAATTGTTTTCAGGTATCAAAGCCATTTTAATTCATCCTAAACATAATTAATGAAAAACCCTACCCAGTTATGAGTAGGTCGTAATTGTAGTAGTAAGTTCTCGAATTCGTCACGTCGAGCCGTTGGTACATTAGCCGACGAACCGTAAGTAGCACCGCCGACGTACATAACGTAAGGCCATTTTGTGGTATCGGTTGGCACTTCGTACTCCACCGGTACAGGTTTCAAACCATTAAATTCGCCTGATTGTGCACGCGGTTCGCCTGATTCCATGGTCGGATCACCAGCGAGACACGTGTAGTCCGGTACTGATCCTAGTATTTTATTAGCGAGCAAGTAGTCGGCGGCGTTTGGGTCCCTTGGTGTAAGGCACTGTTTCACACCGACCGGCGGCACACTTGTCGGATCATACCATTCGTGAAGATACACGTCGAACCCTGCCGACTGTAACGTCGATTGTATATACGTTAACGATTGACCACCCACTGCCGCCCAAGCTGTAGCGAGTTTGTCGCGCTGTTCTTGCTCAGTACCACCCGTCGTGATTGCAAACTGCCGCAACCATCTGTCAAGTTCGCGCGTTGTCTGAGGGAACAGGTCTAAGTAAATATCATCCACATAGTCGACATAGTCCTTCGGTAAGCCGGTAAGGCCGTCGAAGAACTGGCGCAATCGTTTGTTTATGGTTAACCGCCACGACCGTGCTTTAGGTAGTAAATGTTGGTATGCTCTGATCCATATCATGTGAACACCACTGAGTCAGCTTTGGCTTTCTCCCCAATACCTAACGAATAAAGCGGAGTAGGTATTGCCCCGAGTAACACTACGGCGGAAGTAAACACGCCGCCGGATGCACTGACAACAGAATCTACGACGCCTGCGACGCCTGACTGAGTGATCCGGTCCGTTCGTGGTGGTACAGTCAATCCGCCGATGTACGGTTCACGGTTCAAGAAATACGCTTCGACCGCAGTGGTTATATCCGATTGTACTGTTGCTATATCGTCGACCTGTAATCCTTCAACCTCAACGTCAAAGTAGGTACGAGTGATCGGTAAAGTTTGAACCAGTGCGTTAACGGGTCGTCGATTCGACTGGTTGATACTGTCGAGCGATTCCTGTAGCTGAGCCGTCGTTGGTATACCATCAACCTCCGTCGATGATTCGATATATACGTCAACTTGACCGGGACAATCACTAGCGTATGGGTAAGCGTTAAGTGTACCGGTTGGTGCTTCTGCCCATTGTTCGTAATCAGCATAAGCACCACCCTGTGGCGGTTTCTGGAAACGATCAAGTATTCGCTGACGGTAACTTGCTGTTGTTTCAACATCAGAACCGGTCACGGCCTGCGAATCCACGCTTGCGGCTCGTGCTACTCCTGCAAGGGGCGATACAAACGACAGTGCCGCTCCACTTTCTAGGTTACCAACGACACCCGGTTCGGCTGCTATAGCCGTCACAATCACCGTCGGTGCGTCGAGTAGTACGCTCGATAACGTAGAATATGTTATACCATTATCAGCACTGACCAATTGAGACCCTACTCCTAATGTACCACCTTGCGAGGTTACTGTGACCTCGACGTTCAGTTGTGCTGAAACAGGCTGCACAGGATCACCCACGCCGACCGTTCGTCCCCACTCAGTCAATGGTACTAATTCGCGCCCGTTAACCGTTGTGACCTGATCGCTCGCTGTCGTAATGAACATTTGAAGAAACGAGAACCCGGCATACTTGTACAGAGTGATAAACACTGCTGCGAGTGCTTTCGCCAGAACGCGCATGAACGACTTTGGCAATAAAGGGATCGTTTGATTCAATGACGCTTCGAGCTGTGCGATTATGTTGTCACTAATCTCTTTCGTTGTTGGTGTTTGTAACGCCATTTTTTACACTCCTGTTCCTGCATTGTATAAATCTAATATTTCTTGTCCAGTCAGTGCCTCGTTAAATATCGCTAGACCGTCTATCTGGCCGTCAAATTTAGCACTAGGCGCATTATTGAACCATGCCCCACCTATTGAGAAGTTACCTGTTGGATCTGAGGTAACCACTACGTTATAGGCAATACACCATTTTCATAAAGTTGGACCACTTGCTCATAGGTCGGCGAATTACTAGTAACAAAGAAACCGTCAAGTACACATGGGAGCTGTTCCGAAACATTACTAGAGCTAGACCCTGATCGCTTAGCTGCCAAGCTAAAATAGCTCGTACCGTATGACAGTAATCCGAACGCGTCATAGGTTCTGTTATATGGTACTCCATCTAGGTAAAATTGAGTACCTTTTGCAAGACTTGATGTTATATCTACTATAACTACAAAATGAGGTAACCCGTCGTCAATAGCGAAACCTGAATCGTACCTACTTTGACCGTTGAGTTGAAGAGACAGATTCCCATTAAGGGTGCTGTCCGACGCGATAATTTTAGTACCGTTGAACTCTGCTGTATACTGACTGTATATTGTCTTGTCGGTCCCGTCGCCGGGTTGTACTTGTATCCAAAAACCGACAGTTCTCGCGTTAGAATATGTAAACAGGCCTGTACGCCACATGTAAGCCACGCCGTCGAACTGCAAAGCCCCAGTGCTACCCACACACAAAGGTTCTACAACTGTCGCAAGTACACCACCCGCGATCATATCCCTACCACCTGACAAACTGTCCTCACCGGTGGTGTCGTCTAACTTATAAAATGACGCAGTACCAATAGACAACCAATCAACAACGTACATGTCGTAACCTATAGCATCGGTCGGCGGTCTACCTTCGCGATAAGCACCCGTCAGTTCTGCATGGGTTAATAATCTATTGTCGATCAGCACCCCATCTAGCGTGCCTTGGAAATTTGATTTGTACGCGCTAGTGCCTAAATTAGTTGAACCAGTGTTATACTCTGATAAAAACCCGCCTGCGGTCCGTGATGTAAATGTGCCGTCCACGTAAACGTAAGTATACGTTTCGTCTTCTGTGACTGTTATAAAATGGGGGGTATCGTCTGTTATAGTGTAATAACCTAAAGCATAAGTAAAATTATTACCCACACGTTTAACAACTGAAAAACCATTACTAGTATTAATACTAGGGGTCAGCATTACGAAACCGAACTCGCCGGAGTCTTGGCTGTACATTGGCACATAATCTCGGGTATCAGTAGTCTGCACCCACATGGCGATGGTGCGTCCGTCGATCATCGGAGGGAATCCGCCCCGATCAATGACCATACTGTCAGTGTCGACAAACGTCAAACTAGTACCTGTACCGCCATATAAACTGGGCGACGTGGACGGTGTACCGTTGACCGTAAAGTTGTTACCGTTACCTGTTTGGTCGTCACCATTACCGTCCATCCTGTAGTAAGCAGTAGGACTCAACCCCTCCATGTACGGGTCATAGCCTTCGGTCGGTGGCGGTATTGGTATTGGTGGCACGATTGGGAAGTCAAATAATACATTAGGTACACTCGCTTGCCAGTTCTCCACGTACTCGAATACGTTAATGTTACCGTTCGCTTCGATGGCAACATTCAATTTAATTTTTTTAGGGCCAATCAACGACGCTACAACCTCGACACTATTAGCGACGCGCTCCGTCAAGAACCAGTTTAGGTCCTCAAGTGCTGCCGCTTCGATTCGTCGCAGGTTATTGGACGTCGCAGGTAATCCGTCAATCAATGCGCCCGTTGTGGCGTTGTATTGACGTGCAATAAGTGGTTCGTCAATGTTACCCCACCAGCCTTGACCGCCGAATAATGACAGGTAAGCCGCTGTTTCGATGCCCCCGTCCATGCTAACGACACCGTTCTCGACTTCAATGTCGCCGTCGTCTTGCGTTTGAAACAGTCTAACGTCGCCCTGTTGTGTCATGTTTAAGTCCCCGGTGTAGGCGGTGTACCAATACCCGCATGAATATGTGTACCAAGTGTAACACTTGTTGTAGAGTCCGTCACGCCAACAGCGGACAACGAACCAATAGTCGAAATATTACCGTTGGTGTCGATTGTCACGCCGTTAATATTAACGTCACCATTTGCAGTCATTTGAAACGAACCGTTATTGTTAGTAATATCGACCACACCGTCGTTGTGCATCCACATTGTGCATACGATCTCGCCGTCGTCATTTCGTGCGTACACTCTACGTTCACCCGGTAAAGCCTTGGATTCGTTCTCTTGGTCCAAGTAACCAACGACCGCAGTCTTACCAGTTTGAACCAATTCTACAGCCGCTCCGAACTCACCCGGTAACGGTTGGCAATCTTCCCCGGGCGACCCGAAGTGATCAGCGATTCGTACATCACCGCCGCCGTAGTCCATCTTAGCGCGTCGCTTAATCCATGTTAATACAAATCCTATTCGTCCCATGGTAACCCCTCCGGTATGTTTCCACTGTATGCGCCCGGTAGAACGAGCATAATGTCGGCGGTCTCCCCGTCTTGACTTCGGTTCAACTTGACCGACTTGATCAACATTGTATAAGTGTTATACACCATTGCACCGGGTGCGTTCAATGTCAATAGTGTGTTCGGTTCCCACAGGTTCCCGTTAGCGTCACGCCAAGTCGACACGCTGATCGAATAGGTTATAGACTGACCGAACATTCGACCCATTTTATCCTGTGTCGCTACTTTAACCGCTGCAACGTCTTCCGCATCACTCACGGTGAAGTTGAACGGGCGAGTAACGTTAACGAAAGGGTTTGTTTCGGTGTAAGGTTCCGTTTCTTTTTCGAATGTGACCGCGCCGACGACGACTGGACCTAGGCCAGTGATATTCGAAAAGTAACCTTGACCGTTGAACGAAGGATCGACCCTAGTTAAAGGCTGCATACCTTCTGTAAGCTGGGCCACGGTGTCACCACTTGTCACGGACTGTCGGAATTCTAAACCGCCCGACGGGGTGGTTCCTATAATCAGCCCTCGTTGTTGTGCTAAGCCAGCTAAAAACGCCATTATATTTTTAGTAGGTGTCAACGTCACTGAATCGAATATCGCTCCTACGTCCTCAGTAGCCGATACACTCACCCCAAATGGGGCCGCGAGTCGTTCTGCTATTTCGAGAATAGTCAACCCATCGAACTCAAGCGGGAACGATTCAGCCGACGCTGTACAGTCGCTTAGTACACCCGGTGTACTGTAACCATCTAAACCCACAGTTATGGCGTTGGCTGATAGCGAAGGTGTACTGTTCACGATTGTACCTGTGAATAAAGGCACACCACCAACCGTCACAACCATTGACTTGTATGAAAAAGGTTTGAAATTAGACCGTTGCTGTGCGTCGTTCGGATCAAATGGTGTGGTTACTGCAATAGTGTCTACGGCGTCAATTGAGCGAGTGATCGATATCGTAGTCCATGCCCTAAACCGTACGTTGTCAATTAGTACAGCGACTTCGTCAGGGTTCGACGAAGGGGTTTGCTGCAATTGATCGATAGGTGCACCGGGTAAGTCGGGTATGACTATCAACGCACCGGGTGTAAGACTGACGCCGGGGTTAGCTTGTTCTATTCGCCACGCTTGGGACCCAACACCGAACGTCCGCCGAGAAATAATGTCGTAAGTGTCACCCTTTTTGACTTTATACGTAGTAGACAATGTCTCGCCCTCTCGGTAATTCTAAAATTTCCGATCCGCTTAGCTCGTTAGAATTAATCATAAAATCAAGTTTTTCGTCGACTTCACCGTAGAGTTCCGCCGTTAAGTCAACCAGTGCCCTCGGGCGAGTCAACGTAATACGACGTTCTTGTTTTAAACTGAACGAAATCTCGACCAAAAATCCCGCAGCAATTGCAACGGCATCGAGTAATTGCTGATACGATTCGCCAGTGTCAATAGTGATTCGATTGTCGTCACCCCATGTATTAACAGTGTCAAACTGAGTCAACAGAGCGTCAGCGGCTTCGATTGCTTCCGGTTTAGTTTCGAATGTATTGTTGACTACTGAGACCACGGATGCGGCAACGGCACCGGCAGCGTACAACATTTGTGTGTCGACATTACCGCTTGAACTAAGCGTCGTATTGATTAAATTCGAATAGGCGTCTAATCGTGCAAGGATCGACGCACTAGACCGTGCCGGGGTTTGTAGTAGTATATTAGTTTGGAATGCTAACGTCACAGGGTCAGCGACGAGCGTGTCGAGACTCAGCGTAATACTTGACAGTACAGCATCGAATTGTGCAGCCGTGGCCTCGTTGGTGTCCGCAATGGACGACAGTAAGCTGTCGACCGAAGCTAATAATATAGCGTATTGACCGCGTAATGTAGCACGACCGCTTGCTGACTGTACGACCGCTATTTCTGCGAAAGCTTCCGCCGTTGCATTATTGTACTCTGTAACAGAATTAAGTACATCGGTCGCCGGGTCCGTTGCTGACATAGGTTGTACAGTGCCTAAAGTGTCCCAAAATTCGACCTGTAGGATCGCCTGATTCGACGCTGTTGTCAGGTTATCGCTCCGACTGATTGTACCGAATGGGACCACATTTAGATTCCCATAGATAGGGTGCTCAAGTAGACCGGCACCGCGTTCAAGTAGTAATTCTTCGAACGCTGCGACTTCGATGTCATAGTCTCCCCCGCTGAAAAATAAACGAAGCGGATAACGTCGACCGGTGTGACCTAAATCTTGCACGAGTGTTCCGTCTAAATCAGGGAATGTAAATCCGCTGGTCTTTTTGTCAATCGAACGACTAACATCGACATACTGAAACGTGGCTCGTTTACCGCTCGGTGACGTGTAAGCTGCTTCTTTGAGTCTATCCATCCAAGACATTTAGAATCCTCCTGTCGGGCGTAGGGTGAGACCTGAACCAAGCGTCCCGGCGGTCACTTCAGCTCGACCTGTTTCGTCTCGGATCGTAACTTCCGAGGTATTAGTTGTTCCGGCTGCGGCGTTTGCTGCGGCGGCCCGTTCTTGTGGTGTCACAACATTCGACTGAACTACTGCAGCCTCTTCGTCATCTAATCCAAGGAACGAAGCAACGGAACGAATCGCACCCGAAACATTACCTATGGCTGATTGTATTTTCTCAACGATTGGCATGATTCGCAATAAAGCCGCGTCGAATATATCAGTTACACCGGTCCATAAATCTTTAAAAAACGATTTCAAAGGGTCCCAAGCCGACATGACCATTTTAACCGCTATCACGTTTTGATTGACGAACCACATGAATAATTCGGCAGCTTTGCTTGCTGCTTTACCTATCACAGCGAACACATCGACGAAGAACAATTTTATGTCACCCCAGTTCTCTACAATTAGTTTACCCAATGCTATCAAATCTGTGATAGGTTTTGCCACAAGTTTCAAAGCTTCTTGTACTGGTCCGGGTAAGTTCAGAAATGCTGCTTTAACTTCGTCCCAATGCATCACTAACGCGACTACTGCAGCAATCAACGCAGTCACACCTATTATGATTAATCCTATCGGATTTGCCGACATAACTAGATTCACGGCTGTCATGACGAGAACCAACGTTTTAAGTACAGTAATCAAGGTCACAAATATCGCTATGGCTATCCCGAGTCGCTTGGCCCACTTGATGATATTCTGCATATTGTCACTAATTAGTGTGAAAAAACGTAACACTCTTTCGCTGACTAGATCTTTGTTAGCAACGACCCATTCCCGGAAAAGTCGTATGATCTCTGTAATTTTTGGAACAAGTGGTAATAATACTGACTGTACGAATCCCATCAATGAACGCTTAAGTGACGCCATAGCATCGTTGTATGCCTCTGCGGCTTCCGCTTGTTTCATTGTTATAACGCCGTTTTCGCGCTGTTCTTGTCGTAAATCTGCTATGGCGTCACTGCTTAATTCTGCGATATCGGCCATTTTCAAACCTGCACGACTGAAACCGGCCGACGCTAACGCGGCTCGGTCCATGGCATTCGGCGTCTCTCGTAATGCTTTCAGGTACAAAGTCAAAGCTTCTTCTGTGTCATCCGTCACGAGTAGTTGTTTCAACAATTCAGGGTTCGACTTTTTGAGCATTGAAACGAGCGCACCGGTTCCGGCGCGTGCTTCACCCATACGTTTACTAAAAGCACCGATCGATTTATCGAATAATTCGTTGGAGACCCCTGCTTGATCTGCTACGAATTGCCACTCTTGGAATTCTTCAATAGGGAAATCGAGTCGCCGTGATTGTTTCGCCAATTCATCGGCTGCGTCCGTTACTTTATTTAAGGCCAGCGCCACGGCTGTTGCTGCGGCTGTAGCTGCCACGGCTCCGACTTTCAAACCTTTACCCATAGCGCGACCAACATTGCTCGTTACACGCGATAGGCTGCTCAAGTTACGTTCAGCGGCTCGCGTGAATTTGCCAATACGGTTCTGCATTCGTGACACAGGGGCGGTGATTCGATCCACTGCCTTAAATACCGCTTCTACCGAAAATCTACCCGCCATCGCGTCACCTATGTTTTATTTTGTGCCAATAATTCAGGCCGTAGCCCGTCATAAAAAAATTTAATTTGTGTGATTGTCAGCGTCCGACAGTCGGGTAAACCGGGGTAGTCTCTCGCTACCTGTAACAACATTTGCCTGTAAACATTCAGACCCGTATTGTTTTTTTGCGGTAATGATTGCTCCACCCCGTTACGCACTAATACTGATCGAACTAGTCCATTAAAAAATTGAAAAGACTCTCACACACTTTCGCGTCGATACCTGCCATACCAGCGAATACCGACGGATGCACTTTGCACATGTCACCCATCATGGCGTACATCATACTTACGTGATGATTTTTCTTTTTACCGTCACTCGCCATAAGGGCGGCGCCAGTACGCTCATGGAACACCACAGGTTTGTCGTGTTTGGTTTTGGTATTGTGAGGAGTATATACCGCCTCGCCGTCATCGTTAAATGTCAAGTGACCCTGTTCGATCTGTCTGATTAAACGACGTTTTTGTTTCATGTAAGCCGCTAAATCTTCGGCGTCCATGTTTGACTCGTCAAGATCAAGGTCCATCGCATCGGCCCATTGATCAAATTCGTTTTCCGCCACTTCTGACGCTACTTTCTGTTCCAGCTCTTTCATAATATATGCCCTATATTTTCAAATGGTGCCACGCCCCCGTTTTACCGAGGATTAGGTAGGGCTTCCCGCGTGACAAAGTGCCCTATGTTATTAGTTTACTGACGTGTAAGTTTGCCCGGACCCATTAGCGCGACGGCTGCTGTAGTCGATTGGCTGCTCGCTGGATTTTCACCAACGATTTGACCTGTACCTTGATAAACTGCACCACTTGCATACGTTACCGCAACCGGCCAAAAATCCGTACGATCCGCTAAGTCCTGAATGAATTCCTGATCACCGCGAGTGTCGTCTACTTCAATTGTTAAACCATCAAGCGACCAACCGACCCTAGCCTTAATTAACCGACCCGTTCCGTCGCCGTTGGGTTGGAACTCGTTTTCGCTGCCTCCGAGTTTACGACCCGAATCAGCGTCCGCCGCGACGGCAAAATTACGACCGTCGAAGTTTACACTTTCAATACTTCCGCCTGTTGCTGACATTAGTTAGCACCTCCGAAATAAAAACCGAAATTAAAATCAATGCTTAATATATTAACATTGCCCGAAACAGCCGCCGTGAACGTAATGTCCAATCGTTTTGGATTCTGCGAATTAATCTCCGCCTGAATCGTTGATTTTGCCGTCACTGGATCACTTAGTACCGCCTCTAACCCAAGGTTGTCAATAAGTGAAGCAATCGCCGCAACCGCTGCTTTAGGCTGTTTGGCGCTTCGGTTGGTCGTTGGCTGATTGTCCGGGATTAACGGTGCACCGTCCCAGTCAGTCGTTGCGAAAATCAAGTTAAGGTTGAATATTACCTGTTGCAATTTCACGATGTCAACAACATAGCGGTAGCTAGGTATAGGATCGCTATCCGGGTGATAGAATGTGACCACATCGCCAATCGTCACAACACCGTCGCGCACTTCGGTGGAGCTGGACCCTGCTTTGATGGCCTGATCACGCTCGATGTACGACCATTGGTCCGAATCGTCGCCCGGAATCAAACCGTCCGCAGGTTGACTACCATAGTCATGTGGTGCGTTGTTATTCGCTAGTAGTGCAATACGCGCTAACTGACGAGCTGCAATCACATGGGCCATGTTTGGAGAACCCGGAGCAATTAACACACTGTTTGTACGGTCTGTCTTACGCAGATCGGTGATAGCGGTAACGCCAGCCACTGACTTAATCTCGGAACCAACGAACGACACAAACGGTTTTCTAGTCAATGGACCCCAACGACCCTCCCCGAACGTACTAATCGTGTCCAGTGCGTCAGCGTCGCCAAGTTCCAAACAGTTTAGAACCATGCTCTCCCATACACCACCGAATTGATCAAGTGCTGGTTGAACGTCAGGGTTAATCAGCCCACCATTTGGTGCAGTAATAGCGAACGACACACCCGCCGTGACTGATCCAATCACCTCGACCAACATAGCATTCGAACTTGTACCGGCCCATTTGGCAACCATGTCGACCTTAGTCGTGCTGTCGGTTGCAATGACAGGCATATCAAGCGTTGAGTTGATAGCGACAGTCATTGCTGCTGTAATATCTGCGACAACGGCGTCCTTGGCAATAACAAAAGCCGCCGACTCAACACCGCCGACACGCACTGTATAAGCCGCTGATTCAGTCGGTGTACCACCCGGTGTGATATCACTGGTTGACGCAACACCTGAGCCGGCATCACTCAACGGGTACACTGTGACAGGGATCGTGCCTACCCCGTCGCCGTTGGTAGGTAATAACTGTTGAACTGCTAAATGGACCGGTGAACCGGTGCCATATAACTGACCCGCTTCAACGGCACTTGTCACAGTGCGTTTGTCGTTACTATATGTCACAGCCGTTGAACCTTGTCCGATCACTGCAATGCGTTGAGGTAGGGCAACGGTCGCGCCGCCTCGTAAATCCTTAAAATCGGTTTTTATACCGACGACACGAGCGACCGCGCTCACGTCAACTGCTGTACTAATAGCCATTGATTTGGCCCCCTTCTAAGTGTAGTCATATTCGGCGGCGACGACAATCTGACCGTCACCCGCTCGTGTCATCGTTGTTGATAATAGTTCCAACGTTTGATGTTCATACTGCGGTGAAAACTCGTTAAACTTCACCCGCATTGTTAACCGTGAGCCGACAACCTGTTGCACTGTGGTTGAATCTGACTGTGGTTGAAAAACTGTAACAGATTGCGGCCATCGTTGCCACACTAGGCCGCGTAATGCTAAATATGTGTATTCTGAAGCCATTAAAATGTTACGAACTAACCTAATGGTTCGCTGTGTTTCGAATGCTGCCTCTTTATCGCCGGGAATATGACCGTCGCCGTCATCACGCGACACGCCTATTCCATAACAATCAATATTAAAAGTCGACTCGCTCGCTTGACGTTCTGATATGTTGCTGGTGCTTGGGTCGAATGTCGAATCGGAAAACCACACGTTGACGATGGGTGTATTATCCGTAGGGTCGTTCAATACTTGTTCCCATGGGTTCGACCGTTCCGTATAAACTCGTAACGCCCAGCCCTGTGGGTCCTTTCCTTCTGTGCCTGCAATCTGCATTTGATTCAATGATTCAGTTTTCAAAATCGCCGCGATTTGATCGCGTATAATTTCGAATGAATCCTGTTTGTCAATTAACGTCGTAATCATTGATATAACTCCAACAGTAGAGACACTACTCCAAGCATACGGTCGGGGTTCGACTGAGCGACTTTGAACTTCCACGCGGTGCCGTTTATGTCGTCAAATTCCACAATCCACGGTTTAATATTCGCGTCCGCAATTCCTCGTGGTAGAGCCAGTCCGACCGTGGTTAGTGATGAAATTCTAACAACAGCCGACGCGAGTCTTCCGCTTACAATTTGCCCCGTCTCAGGGTCTATGACCTGAGCGATATCATCGGAGAAACCTGTAAGCGACCCGGTTGTTCCGTCCGGGTCGGTGATGGTAATCGGCCAGCCAAAACCAGTGGTCGAATCTTCTAAAATTAGACCGAGATCTGATTCAGCTATTTGCCTGATTCCCATTTTATTTGCCTGCTACAATATGGCCGGATTTAACGAACGCCTTGATCGCTTCTAACCCACCGGGTAAGTCATTAGGTTCGATTTCGTCACCATCGGCAATAATCCCACGCTTGGTGGTAATCGCTTTACCTTCGTCCACATGGTACGCGGTCGGGTCAACTGCCGGGGTTGTTTCGTCAACTGCCGGGGTTGTTTCGTCAACTGCCGGGGTTGTTTCGTCAACTGCCGGGGTTGTTTCGTCAACTGCCGGGGT